TCCGATCTAGCAACACTTCTTGCGTTCCCCCCATATCTATGCTAGATTGATAGCGTGACCCCTACGCTTACCGCTAAACAGCGGGCCTTTGTGCTTGAGTATCCCAAAGACTTCAATGCAACGCAGGCTGCTATCAGGGCTGGCTACTCAGTCAAGTCTGCCACTCTCATTGGTCATGAGAACATAAGAAAACCCAACATCAAGGATGCGATAGAGTACGAGTTCAAGCAGCGGGCCCTCAGCCTCGATGAGATACTTGCACGACTAGAAGAGCAAGCCACAGCCTCCATTGCTAACTTCTTGGTGATCAACCCTGATGGAGACCGCATGGCCTTCGATCCTGAATTCGTGAGACAGAATGGGCATCTCATCAAAAGCATTCGGGCTAAGACCACAGTGAAGTATTCAGAGAAGGGGGATCAGTTCGAGTACACCAGCCTAGAGCTTACCCTGCACGATGCACAACGGGCACTTGAGCTTCTTGGGAAGCATCATCAAGCCTTTACAGATCGGTTGGAGCTTTCAGGCAAGATAGAGCATGAGCATAGATACCTCACAGATTCCGAAGTTGTCCGAGAGTTTGCTTCGCTCGTTGCCGAAGGAAAAGCAGGACAGACTTAGGGAACTAGCTCTTGAGATAAGGTATAGATGGACACTCAAGGCGCGGGAGAAGCAACTTCCCCCTCCGGGTGATTGGACTATCTGGTTGATCTTGACTGGCCGAGGATGGGGGAAGACTAGGACCGGCGCAGAGTGGACCCGCGATCAGGTAGAAAAGGGAGTCAAACGAATAGCACTCATTGGTAGGACTGCCTCCGATGTAAGAGATGTGATGGTTGAGGGAGAGACAGGCATTCTCTCGGTGTGTCCACCCTGGAATCGACCACACTACGAACCCACCAAGCGACGTATCACCTGGCCTAATGGAGCGGTAGCCACAACCTTCACGGGGGACAAACCCGATCAATTGAGGGGACCACAGCACGAAAAGGCATGGGCTGATGAGTTAGCAGCTTGGAGGTATCCCGAGGCGTGGGACATGCTCATGCTGGGGATGCGGGTAGGATTGAATCCTCAGGTGATTGCAACAACCACCCCTAGACCTACTAAGCACATTAGAGACTTGGTAGCAAGAGACGGGCAGGATGTTGTTGTTACCAAGGGATCGACCTTCGAGAACATCCACAACCTAGCAGGACCGTTCAAGGATCAGATCCTAAGACAGTACGAGGGGACGAGACTAGGAAGGCAGGAACTCTACGCCGAACTCCTAGAGGATACTCCAGGAGCCTTGTGGCGCAGGTTTCACATCGAAGACGGGCGAGTAAAGACAGCTCCCGAACTCTCAAGGGTGGTCATCGGGGTGGACCCCGCGGTCACTTCAAGTGATGAAGCTAACCAAACCGGAATCGTCGTATGTGGGAAGCTGGGGGATGAGGGGTATGTGGTTGATGACAGGACCCTAACAGGGACGCCTGAACAGTGGGCTACTGCAGTGGTGAATGCCTACGTGAACCACAAAGCTAACCTGATCGTGGCAGAGGACAACAACGGTGGGGAGATGGTGGAGTACACTGTCCGCACCACGGCTAAGAACATGGGAGTTGGGGTGAGCATCAAGCGTATCCGTGCGAGTAGAGGCAAGTACACCCGAGCCGAACCCATAGCCGCTCTTTATGAGCAAGGCAAGATTCATCATGTTGGGACCTATCCCGAATTAGAGGATCAACAGTGTACATGGGTGCCAGGGGATGACTCCCCGGATAGAATGGATGCGTGCGTGTGGGGCTTCACTGAGTTGATGCTACAGGGAGAGCCGAGCTTCGCATGGGCGTAATCAACCTCGGGAAGATCAATGGACAAGACTTCAAGGCCATCGTATCTATCCCAGGTTGGCAAGCCGATAAGATCTGGGAGCGGGATGAGACCTCCCTATCTGAACTGGCGAAGATATACACAGCAAGTGTGTGGGCATATGCGTGCATCACTCTTAGAGCAGATGCACTAGCAGGGCTTGAATGGGAAATCACTCCTTGGGAGGATAAGGATAGTCCTCTCAGTGACGACCATCCTCTAGTCACCCTCTTGCATGAAGTCAATCCAGAGATGAACTGGAACGATCTAGCTAGATCGCTAGAGAACGATATGGATATTTACGGGGTAGCTTACTGGGAGAAGGTCCGCGGTGGAGGGACAGGTAAACCCAAAGGCTTGATGCGCCTCAACCCCACCACGATGCAGCTCAAGGCAGATAGCACAGGCATTCAGGGATTCATCCAGAGAGTTCCCGGAGCACAGCAGTACGAGAGACTATTCCAACGGAAGGATGTAGTCTACTTCCGGGAGTATCATCCCTCCAATGACTTGGGAGGACTCTCTAAACTATCAGTCGCGATGGCGGCTGCAAGTGCTGGGATTAACACCGCCGAGTACACTGCAGCGTTCTTCAAGAACTACGCAGTTCCCCCCTTGGTATTCTCCACCGACCAGAATGTAGACGAGTCCACTTTAGACAAGATGGTGGATTGGTGGAAGCGTAGATTCTCTGGAAAGAGCCAACAGCATAAAGCAGGCTTCACCACCCACGGGATGAAGCCGAATATCATCGGATATCCCACGAAGGACCTCGCATTGGGTGAGTTGTTGAATGAAGTACGAAGGGATATCTGCGCAGTCTTTCGAGTCCCTCCGGCCCTCGCTGGCGCGTGGGAGGCAGCGAACTACGCTACTGCTAAGGAGCAGATGAGGTTTCTTCAGACAGGAACGATGAAGCCTCGATGTGAATATCTCTCTGGGGTGCTAGAAGGAGAGCTATTCCGCGAGTTCGATCCGAGCCTCAGGATGCGCTGGCGATTTGATAAGTTGGATGTGATGGCAGAGGACAAGAAATCCGAGGCGGAGAGACACGCTACCCTGGTAAGGGAGGGGATCGAAGATCCTGTATCGGCTGCCGAAGAATTGGAAGTAGAACCTGCTAAAGAGCCGAAGCAGAGAGAGTTCCCGGTCTTTGCACAGCAACCGCGGACGAATGGACGAGGAGAGTTTCAGGAAGAGATGCGCCAGTTCGAGCGGTTCGCGGTCAATCGAGTGAAGAGAGGACAACCGTTCAGGGTCTTCAATACCAGCCATGTTCCGAAAACTCTCAAAAGATCCATAGAGGGACAGCTAGAACAGGCGAAGTCCGCGATGGAAGTGAAAGAAATCTTCCATGCGACAGGTGCTTGGGGGGATTATCCCGGAGTAGAAGTACCTCATTACGGCAATGGTAAAGTAGTAGAGGATGGAGACATGGACAAAGAGACACGCGATGAGATCAAGGGATTGCGGGAGGATCTGCGCGCTGTAGTTTCCCAGCGGAACGATGATTTCTTGAAGGCCATTCTAGCTCTTGTGGCTGGCCGGCAAGAAAAGGGTGGATTGGATGGGTTGACGATCCACACCGATCAGGTGGATTACAAGCCTGAAGTGAAATTGGTGCAACCTCCGGTTGTGGTGAATGTCCCTGAGCAACCCGCTCCTATAGTGAACGTGGAGGTGAAAGCAGCTCCTCCAACAATTCAAGTGAGTGTTCCTAAACAGGCTGCTCCAGTGGTGAATGTGGATGCTCGCCCTCCGAAGCTCACGGGACATAGAGAACAGTCCAAAGTCCGTCGGGATAAGAAGGGTCAGCTCCTGGGACATGACAGTGAGGTAATCTATGACTATGACAAATGAGGAGGAGCTGGATCGAAAGTATGGGAAGGGATTGAACGCTGAAGGAAAGCCGCGAGAGAAACAGACGTTGGAAATCCAGAACAGTACAGTGGATGTAATGTCACAAATCAAGCAAAAGGAGAACGAAGATGGCAAAGATAGTGCATGACGATGTACTGGATGGTGCCTTTCTGGTTTTGGATAATGCTAACCAGATGACAGCCTGTGGGACTCAACCTACTACACGCGCTCAGGCCGTGAGTACCTATTCGCTTGCGTCAACGGCTATGACACCGGCGACGGACTACACGATTTCTAACGGTGATACCAACGGGCGCAAGGTGCGTATGGCAACCAAGACCGGGGTTTCTGTGGGGACTTCTGGGACTGCAACGCATGTAGCCCTCTGTGATGCGACGCGATTGCTCTACGTCACCACTTGTACATCGCAGGCTTTGACCTCTGGGAATACGGTTGACTTCCCGGTCTGGGACGTGGAAATCGCTGACCCTACGTAGTTCAGTGGATTGATACAACGTGGCTCATCCCGCCAAGGAGGCACGTG